GTTTAATGGATAGTGCACCCGTCCTAACCAGGAGTGGGTAGACTCAACCACAATGAGTAAGCAAAAGCAGCAGCTAATGCATCATGGCCGTGTATTAGATGATGTGCTTTCTCACCTTAGGAGCCGTGGGGGCTCCCTTACCAAGAAGTTACGAACCTCGGTAGAACGACTTACAAAGTTCCTCCCAAAGCTAAACTTCGAGGTAGGTGTGGACCCTGAATCTGAGAGACAGAAGTTAGTGCAAGTTGTAAGCTTTGCACGCTCATATTTGGAGGTGATTTATGATCACTTTCCCCAGTTCTCTCGTTTCAGGGGTGAGCAACAATTGTCAATCATCCTAGAGGCATTGACCTACAACAATTTTGAAAAGTGTTGTAAGTGGGTCACATCAGCTCCAGAGGCAATACACCTCAGAAACCGCGCAGCGGACAAGCCTCAGGATGACATCCACCTTGTTCCCTTTTCAGACCCCAGAGTGAGACATTATCTCACAAATATTATAAGAGGAAAGATGAGTAGAAAGACTCTACATTTTACAACTTCTCTCTTACAAGGGGTGAAAAGGGCTTGTGCACCACCATCTGAGAAGATGAAAGCGAAACAACTCGCTTCACACTCAGAAGGGCTTCAAAAGCCTCCTCCAGAATTAAGAGAAGATCTTCGGAAGCACTTGCGAAGAGCTCTTCAAGGTATCCGCCAGCTTAGAACTGGATATATTAAGGATACCGGTGGTGCATCTAACCAGACCACACGAGGAATGGGTGGTAAGTGGGAAGAGGTGATTCGCCTATGGAATGGCGTTTCTCTCGATGAACCTTTATGCGATCATGTTTTTTACTTCATGACCAGCACAAGATCCTTTTATGGAAGAGAAATTCCCACTTGGTCTCAGGTTCGGACCCTGGTTAGCAAGGTGGATTGTGTGAAGGCTGTGGCACTTTTGGAACCTCTTAAGGTCAGAGTTATCACTACAGGGGATGCAGCGACTTCTCTATATTTGGAACCCCATAGGAAGAAGTTACATGACTTCCTAAGAAAGATTCCTGCATTAAAACCCCTTGATGATCCAAAAGTGACAGAATCGGATATTGAGGATCTTCTCGAGAAAGAGACCAAGCTTGGGTTAAAGTTCACCCACTGGGTATCTGGAGATTATTCGGCAGCGACCGATAATTTAAATATGAACGCCACCAAACAGACTTTAGAAGTCATACTCCAGATGCTTGGTCGAGAAGATGACATGGATATTTTACTCCGGAGTTTGACCGAAGCCCAGTTAAAATACCCAGATTCTGACTTGGATGGTCTCCAGCAGAATGGACAATTAATGGGTAATCCCATGTCGTTTCCGATTCTCTGTCTGGTCAACCTAGTAGGTTACTGGATGTCATTAGAAAAGT